ATCATTTATATTAATATATGGTATTGTGCCACTGTTAGCACAAGGAATTAAAATATTATTTTTTGATATTAAATATTTACATTTGAATTTGGAATCAATAATTTGTGAAATAATATTAGATTTATTATTTAAGTATATATTTTTAGCAGTTAAAGTTAAATTTTGATTAATTAAATCAAAACAATTATTGTTAGCATAATCAATGATATTTTTAATTATATTGGATGATGGATTATAAACTTTTTGAATTTGTATGGTTGTATCTTTTGAAGTTTTCTTTAAAAAGAATACAGGATAATACTGATTATTTTCTTTTATTAAAATAATTGATTGGCGTTCTGGATAATAAATATTATTTTCTATATTTTTACATAATAATATGTAATCATTTTTTTCTATTTTTTCATCATTCTTAATAACAAACTTTTCTTGTTTCATAAAAATAAAAATATTTATTGGAATACCTTTTATACCAATTGTTGATAATAAATCATCAACTAAATCATACTCTAATACATCATTTGTTTTAATATATGTAATATATTCTTGAATTGAGTTAAATTGATTGCGAATTCCTCCATTATTTAAACTTGTAAATAATTTTAATTTTTTATCATTTTCAAGACTATTTAACATATTTGTCTTCAAAGTTACACTATTAATATCAAAACAAGAAGCAATAGCATTTAAATATGGAGATTCTTGTTGGATACCATACTTAAAGTAATATCCTGTATTTGAAGAAATTAGATAATTATTTTTAATAATTTTATCATTTTTTAAGATAGCATTAAAGAATATATCTAAATATTTTGGTAAAAAAGAAAATCGCCCATCTTGTAATTTATTAGTATCTTGTAAAATATAAATTTTATCAGTTATAACCTGATCTTTTTTTTCAGCAACATCATTTGTAGTACCAATACATTTTTCATTAAACGCTTTTTTAGCTTTATTATTACTTAAAAATGGATCTTTAATAAAGCAACATGGCATACATAAACCTTTTGGATTATTACTTTTGGTTAAAAATCCAACATACATATATTTACCATTATCAGTCGGATCACATGTAAAATATAAATCATCGTCTCCTTTTGATTCATTCACTCGAGCAGCTTTTAAAATAATTTCAGTATTTTTACCATTAACCTTTGTTGTTACCTTTTTTTCATATATACCTGTTTTATCATTTAATTTATATCCAATTTTTATTAATTCATTAATTGTCTTTGATGTACTTACCATTGGGCGGCGTTTAATTTTACCACTGTTTTGACATGATCGAGTCCATTGACTTTGTCCTTTTTCAGGTTTAAATCCTAAACGATCTTTATCTAAACTTGTAATTTCACGAACCTTAGATGTACCCTGATTATTAAACTCAACTATTTCTTCAACTTTATTTCTTCTCTTCGCAATATTATTTAGACCACTTAAAATATCTAGTAAATATTTACGATCTTTATTTTTTACAATATAAATATCTTCATATAAATATAGCATAATTGAGATAAATTCACAAATATTATTTAATTGTTGTTTATTTCTAGATCCAGAAATTCTTAATTTATAATTATCTTTATTTTTTCCTTGTAGATTAACATCAATACCTGGTGCTTTAAAACGTGGTATGTTTTCAAATTTGCGTAATACTCTACCTGCCTTTTTCAAATATGGAAATTTATCACGAATTTCTTTAATTTTTAGTTCAGATACTTTATCGGTTAAATTAAATGAATTACTAATTTCTTGAATCATTTTTTTTTCATCAAATTCAAAATTTCTTAAAAAATATAAAATTCTTTTTTCTATACTTCTATCACTCTCATAATTACTAACTCTTTTGTATCGCAAATATGAACCATATTTTCCATAATCTTCATCGGTCTGAACTCTTTCTTTTGATTGTCGTTTCCGTGGATTAATAACTACAGCTACATAAGGATAAAATAATCTAGCAAAGTCATCTAAATCATTGTGGTTAATTATACCTTTTGTGGAAATTTGTTGGATAGTATTTATAAAAGCAAATTTAAAATCAGTATCATTTGGAATATATAATTGTAATCTTGTATTTTCATCATTTATTTTTTTAATTAAATCTTTTACAAAAATATATGTCTTTTTTATATCATCAAATGACGCCATATCTTCTTCTTTAAATTGAATTTTATATTCTAATCTACCATTATCATTCATATTAACTGAAATATATTTATTACTAGATGATTCTTTTAAATTAACTTTAATTTTAAAACTTATACCATATGGTGCGGTTTCAAACCATTTACTTAGAATAGCTGATTTATCTTTTTCTGGATTTGCTGAATTAAATTTATAAACAAGATTCCCATCATTTTGTTGATATTGAATGAAAGGATATGTATCATCAACAATAAAATTATCAAAAATACGAAAAAGATCAATTTTAAGATCTGATTTTTTAATATTTGTATTTTCAATATTAATAGTTTTATTATTATATTTGGTCATAAATAAATTTATATGAGTTACTACTTGAGTAATATTATTTGATTTCAAATAGGATTTATATAATTCTGGAGTTTGTTTAATATTTTCAACAATACGAGTTATGGTATTTTCCATACGGATATCATTATTAATATTGTTATAAGTTTTCATAATTAATTCAACCTCATTCTTTTTTGAATCATTAAGATAATCAATAATATATTTATAATCTTCTGATGATATACTTAAAAAATATATACGAACATATACATCAAATAAATTCTTTAAACTTTCATTATCAGCTGAATAGTTTTTTCCTAATTCATTATAGATATCCACCATAAAGATTTCATTATTAGTATAGTAATCATTATAGTCATCTAATATATTATATTGATCATTTTCAACACGAATATTCGATCCATATTTTTTTATATTATCTCTTAATAATCTTAATGGTCCTCTAAGTGATTCATAAACTCTTAGATTATCGTGTGGTTCATTATCAATATTTAATAATTCATTTCTTTTAACCCATTTTTGTCCTAACATAATTTTATCATTTTTTGACAATACTTGATTATCTGACAATACATTATAATAATAATCCGACCATAAATATATTCTGGAGGGTAATAAAATTTCGGAGTCTTTATCAAAAATCTTATTTTTTTTTATAGAACAGGTAACTTTATATTTGATATTTTTAATGGTATCATTTTTATAAATATAATTATTATAAATAAAATTCTTATTTGATATATTTTTTAAACTTTCATCATAATTGATATTATCTTTCGAAGTATCAAAAGAAATTAAATCATTTAATTTTTCAAGTTTATCAAAATCTTTATCTTTTTCTAATATTTTTTCGATTAAATCACTTGTTTTTTTAGTATCTGTATCATTTTCAATTACTAAATCCAATTTATCCTCTATAGAATATATATTTTCGATTTCTTCATATGACATTTCTTCCGTAATATCTACATCCTCAGATCCAGTAATTTGTTCAATCACATTATCGGTATCAGAATCAGAATCTTCCGAATCAGAACCACCCTCTTGTTTCTTTGATAATTTCTGAAATTGTTTATATGATTTATTTAAATAGTCTCTCATTTTATTATCTGAATTTAATGAACTCCCTACCCCATCTGAACTTGATGAACTTTTTCCTCCATCTGAACTCTCAATAACTATCTCATCCTTCTCTAATTTACCCCCCTCTAATTTACCACCTAAATATTGATTTGTATTTATTCTATAATCTAATCTTTCATCATCAACAACCGTTTTAGTAAACTTATTTACTCGATCACTTTTAATTTTAGAAGCATAATTAAATGATGTTTTACCAACAATTTTATAATCTTTAATATGTTTATTATACCATTCATTTCCTAATTTATCAATTATCTCATCTGATTTTTGCTTTGATTTACGAATAGTATCAAATGTAAAATCAATATGATAATGAATGAAAAAGTATGAATACCACATACTGCCATATGAAGATTCCAACTCAGTAATTTCTTTTTCATTTAATGTAACTAAGGTATCAAATAAATTTAAATCTTTAATTTTTTTAAGAATTAATTGAGTACTTGAATTAACTAAATTACCAAGAAAAATATAAACATGATATTGATTTTTTCTATTATTATTTTTTGCTTTATATATTATTTTAATTGGATCTTCCATTAATATAATATTTTATATAAAAATTTAGCTAAAAATCTTAATCTTTACCTTTAACCCGTTTTACCTTTAACAATCTTTACCTTTAACAATCTTTACCTTTAACAATCTTTAACCCAAAAATCTTTAACAATCTTTAACCCAAAAATCTTTAACAATCTTACCCCAATATATTAGATGTTAATGTCATCCCACAATATTCTACTGGAGTCGCAGAATAATCACGATATTGATATAATCCATATTGAGATGCTCTATGTAATAAAAATAAATTAATTTTAGCAAATAATCGAGTATGACCTGTTTCAGGGCATCCAATATGAGCAATTTCATGAATAGCTACATACATTAATTCATTAATATCATGAATTTTATTATTATATTTAGATCTAATACAAAATACTAATTCATCACCTTTATTTACGCTATATGAAGTTAAATCATTTGATCCTTCATTTTCGCGAACTTTTACATTATCAATTTTATTATATATAGTTTCAATAAAAGGTTTAAATTTACTTAAATCAGAATCATTAGTAGTATCTGATTTCTGTTTTAAAGTAATAATTAATACCTTTAAATTACTCATTAGTTTTGCTAATAAATTTGCTGATTCATATTTAGTATTCAAATCTCTTACTAAATATTTCTTTCTATCAAATGCTTCAACTAAACTCATTTTTTCAATCACAGATTTTCTCTTTAGATGAAGTATAATAATTACTAAAACCAAGATAATAATTATAAAATCCTTTCTCATAAAATAATTTATATTTAAAATAATTTCTATTTAATTATATATATAATATGGGAAATACAAATTCAAATTCTTTAGATAACCAAATCAATAAAGCTTTGGAAACAAGCCCTCAAAATAATTCTTCTTCATCCCCTGAACCACCAGTTGTAATCACTAGTCAAAGAAGATATGTTAATTCTAGAGATAGTTCCCCTGCTCCTCCACCTAAATTAGTTATGAACTCTGCTACATCATCTGCTGCTCCAAATCTAATGAAATCTCTATCAGCAACATCTGTCGGAAGTTCAGCAACATCATCTGCTGTTCCAAATCCTAACAACGCAAATTCAGCAACATCACCAAATGTATCTGAAACCTCTCCTGGAATTCCATCTAGATCCGCTCGCAGTTACTCTCCTACATCAGCCTCTAATGATATGCCCACATTAGCACCCGCATATCGAGCCCAAGCACCAGCACCAGCTCCAGCCCCAGCAATTCAAAAAGGGGGTCAAGTAATAAGCTTAGATCCTAATGTATTTTTAACCTCTGAACAATCAATGAGTGGTGGAAATTACAATAACTCATTACAACAACAATTAGACTCAATCTTAGATTCCCCTATTTTACAAAATGGTGGTAATTCAAGAGTTATAAAATTAGATCCTGCTATCTTTGAATCATCTGAAATGTTTGGTGGTGGTAATGATAAATCATCTGAATTTAACCCTGAAAAATTCTTTAAAGACATGCAAAGTGGTGGAAAAAAGAAATCAAAAAAATCCTCACCATCTCGTAAATCTACATCTTCTCGCAAATCTCGCAAATCCCGTACATCTGAATCATCATATGCTCCATCTACTTTAAGATCTGTATCCGAACGCAAAAACAAAATGGAATCATACTTGAGTTCTGAAGAACCTGAAGAAGATGAAGAAACTTCATTCAGTTTTAAAGAAGCTACCGATGGATTAGATGTTGATGAAAATGAAGATACCGAAGATCTTAAACAAAAAGTAAAACACTTAAGAACCATGGTTAAAATGTCACGATCACCCGCTAATCGTGAATCCGAAGAAACTCCTGCTAGTGGAGGTGCCAGTAGTGTATCCGAATATTTAAATTCTACATCATCAATCAGTACATCTGATGTACGATTAATATCAATGAATAAAACAAAGACTGGTAAATAAAAAATACCGGTAAACTGATAAACTGGTAAACCGGTAAACCATTAATAAATATATTAATTAATTAATTATTATATCTATAAACAAACTTACTTGCGTAAATTCAATACGAGCTTACACATAAACTCGATACCGTCAACCTCAACTCCCTTTACTCCGGAAGTAAGTAGTCGATTAGAGTCAATAGGTTTCACTCCTTTTGCCAAAGCCAGAGTAAAATGAGGGTTCGCATTCTCGCAAATAATACCCTCCGGTAACTCCAGTCTAACACGAGCAGCCACGCACTTCTCATCAAAAACCACCTCATAGGGAATCACCTTACACATCTTTTCCCCCGAGCTCAGTAGTCCAACCAATCTCATCCAATGGTGAAAATCAACTCCACGGTTTCCTCCGAAGAATTGTAGAGTCACATGGATCTTTGGTAGTATCGTCTTATCTTTCAAACTATCATCCAAAGTAGCAGATTTACCCAAGACATTGGCATGCTTCAAAATGCTATTAGCACTCCCATCAAGTTCCAGAGCAGCATAATCCGGATGTTCTGGAAAAGCCTTGATCGCCTCCTCGTATGCCAAAGATATTCCAATCATTTCACCCCAGTTGGCTGGCACAGCAATACCAACACTGCTACAGATCAACGAAATTCTGGCTTCAGCCCCCAACCTCACGTCTATCTTGATGGCACCACTCGGAGAATTATAACTCTTCATAATTATCCTAAATATGGAATCAAACTTGGCCTTGTCTAAGATAGAACCATCTTTCAACTCTGCTCCTGCTGTAAAAGTATGGTGTCCCTTACGTCCTTGAAGACTAGTCCAGCAATGTTCGCGCAGGGCATCGGTGCCCTCAGGATGATAAAACTCAAGAATCACTGTTGGTTTCAGACCAATTTCAAGATAGGTCTTGTGGTGAGCGGGTTCTGTATTCATCTTGTCAACAATTATGATGTCATATTTGCCTTTAGCCTCGGCTATCCTAGCCGCAAAGACCTTTGGATTTCCACCACACTCGTCTTGATTTATCCAGACCACCTTCTTACCAAGTGCTGTGAAGGCTAAGAAGAGAAAGCGAGCAGTTGTACTCTTTCCAACACCCTGGGGACCAACCATTACAATTACGATAGTCTTGGGTGTTTCTTCCTCAAGAACCGCGGATGCTACTACCGCTGATGCTGCTACCGCGGATGCTGAATAGCAACTAGATGAAGAGCTATTTGAAGAAACCTCATTTCGACAACCAGCACCACCACTAGCGGCCCCACCTCCAGAGCTGGATGAAATTTCTGCTTTTTCCAAAGTAACAGCTGCCATTGCGCCTTCCAAAGTAACAGCTGCCATTGCGCCTTCCAAAGCATCTTCAACCCAAGCTCCAGAAGCAATTTCAGCTTTACACTCTTTCTGTCTGGTAATCCAACGTGACGCCAGGGCCCAACGAGCACTATCCGTTTCTGGCAGAGGTAGGTGTCCCTTAGCAAAAAGCCACTTTGCGAAAGTAATCTGGAACTTGTAATTATCGGCTCCCAGAATAGATTTCACATCCTTTATTAAAACTATCTTGCCAACATCAGCGAGACTCTTCATGCTGGTAATTGTCTCACGGCAATCGCGCAAAGTATCGTAGTCCATTGATTTGAATTTACGAACATCAATGACTCGAGGAGTATGACCGATAGATCGAACCTGTTCAATCCTGGAACATATGCCAGCTTCAATCGAAGAATATTTTGCTTCAATTGAAGCCTTCTTTTCAGCGACTCCGGCTGACTCCGATGGAATACTTTCGAGTTCCGCAATTTTTGCTAGGGAAACCTTGGCAAGCTCCTTGGCAGCTTCTTCACTTGCGATTCGAATTGTATCCGGTGTAGCAAAAACATACTCAACAAAGCCTTCAAAATTGACCCAAGTCAACATTTCCCGAGTCATTGCGAAGTATTCAGGAGACTTGTATTTAAAAGTTCCAAAACTACGAACAGTTGCAATTCCAAAAGAAGCAAAACATGCTCGTGCTTCCTCTGGTATCATAGCTGTAAGACTCGGAAATCCTACCTCTCCAAGATCCTTAACAAGATGCTGTTTCCGATCATTCTTGGTAAAACTGAAACCCTTGAGTGTTGGCTCACTTTCAGTATCATCGACAATGTGTTGAGCAATTCCAATAGCTTCAAGATTTGCTGTCAATTCGTTATCACGAAGAAAATCCAAAAACTGCAGTCCATTTTCAGGCAACTTTGCTGCTACGAACAACCACAAACAAATGATCTTGCGAGCCGCCTCATAACTGTGATCATGATACGGTGGTGACAAATAAACAAGAAGTTGTCCATCAATTTCATCAATTTTGAATGGCATACCCTTTATCAAAACAAGATCACACAAAACATCGTAAGGAATATGGATGAAAGTGTGCTTGGAACCAAAAACAGCAGTTGTCCTACCATTTGGCTCCCTATAGGCACTAATATGAGCACATTCACCGTTTGATTTTTCAGTGAGTGTTACTTCAAATTCTGGACCCATTACCTCAGATGGCACTCTTCCAAACTTTTGCCCTTCATAGCCAAACTTCCTGGATCCATAGGTGGAAGCAACCATGACTCCCCTCAAATTTCCCTTCAGGAGCTCGCTCTCAATTACATTACCATGTATGTCTACAATTTTTTCATTCAAGACAATTGGCGTACCATCCATAATGTCTGAAATAATTTCATCCCCATCTGGACGAAGTACATACACAAAAGCACATCCTCTCGGTATCTTGTAGTGGAGCAAATGATTGCGCAAATAAGCGGCATCATCTCTACCTGGTACACTGTACCGCACAATTACCTTGGTGAGTCCATCTGACAGAATGTAAAAAGTTAAGTGTATGTGGTAATAAACTCCAAGTTTCTTACACCTAACACGTTGTTCAATTATTATTGTTTTTTGTTCCTCTCTTAGAGGAGTCGATGAGGGCATTGACGACATCAAAAATCTTAAAAAGCTTCATGTTATAGTATAATTTTCAATTTTTTATAAATTAATCATTACAAATTCGTAAACTTCCCTTAGATTTTTCACTATCAGAATTATCCTCTTCTGAATAAACATTCACGTCTTCATATACCACTTTTTTGGTCTTAAAATAACTAGTTAAATTATTTTGTTTCATACCAATCTTATTCAAATTAAATTCATTCAACTCTTTTTGAACTAATAATTTTTTATTGGTCTTCTTATTTAATTCATTTAGTAAATTATCAAATATTTTTTGAGCTTCTGGTGTTACAATTTCCAAGAATTGAACTGTTGGATTCATAATTTGATTATTGATATAAAATTTGTAATCAATAGATAATTTATTTTTTTCAATGTAATCAGGATGTTCTATTTTATCACCCTGTAAAATCTTCTCCTCTTTCCCATCCGATTTTTTCTTACATTTTATCTCATATTCATTAATTTCAACAGCCACATACGGTATTCTCTCATTACTTGCTGGTTCATTACCCGGATCTCGTTCAGCCATTTTCTGACACAATGTTACGTGTGCTATACCACATTGAACTTCGCGCCAGTTCCATGGTCCGTTACATTCACACCTACCTTTCCCCCCTTCACCCTTACCCCCTCCACCTTTACCCTCGACACCTTCGGTTAAACATTTACTTCCCTTTGGATGTTTACCATCTAATCTTTTACCTTTATATTTTCCTTTTAGAGTCTTAGAAGTAACAAAATATCTAATTGGATATTTACCGGCGGCAATTTCATAGATAGATTTTTTAATAAAATCAATCCCACCTTGCTTATCAATATCAATCATCCATTTTTTAAGTAATCCTCCAACTACTTTCTTAACAATTGGAGCATTATCTCGTCTCTTCAATACTAATCCCATTGAAGCTACCTTGTATTTTTTATCATCTTCTTCATATTTCTTACCAATATATCTCTTCTTACTAACTATAATCCATGGACAAAATACCTTTTCATATGATAATTCTTGTGGATAACCCTGTCTAGCTTGAATTAATTTTGAAGTTAATTGTCCTAATATAATAGCTGGTCTAATTGTTTCTGGACCAGAAACTGGTTTACCTTCCAAGTTTACAAAATTTGGCCGATTAAATACAGAATCAGTGTCACCATACAGTGTTTCTGGTTTTATGGTGTATTTGCTAAAAATATCTTTAACACTTTCAATGACCCAATCACGATCTTTTAAATTAGGTTTTCCAGTTTTATCTTTTAACTCTTCATTAAATATTTTGTCTAATTTTTCAGGATTTTCTAAATTAGCATAAACTTCCTTCATAATTCTATTAAGATGATTCTCAACGAAATCCCTAGCTAGTTCTAATTGTTTTCTACCAATAGCCGTTGTAGATGCTGCTAATTCTATCATGAAGATTGGACTAGTCTTCGCACCTAATTGACCATACAATGAATTTGCTGTTACTTTTAATGCTAATTGTTTGCCATCCATGATACTTTGAACAAATGGATCTTTCTCAGTTTCCATTAATTTTCTAGTTGCTTTTCTTTCACCTAATAAATTCATCAGAATTTGAGGTAAAATTCCAAATTTCTTTGAATCATATGTTGGATCTTTTTTTTTAGCATACATACATGTTGTAGAACTTCCATCATTGTTTTTAAATGTAATACTTTTATATTCATAATCTGGTAAATTCATATATTGTGGATCAGTAACCAATGTTTCATGTGATATATTACGATCAATCATTGAACTAGGATATAGAGACGAATAATCATTCACCCATACTGACTCCTCATAAAATCCAACAGTTGGTTCAAAAACAATCGCTCCTTCATAGCCTACATCATCGTCAGCATCATTATCATAAGATGGTTTCTTCAAGAGTGGCATTACATAATTTTCCTTTCTATTAAACTTGGCAACCAAACTAAAGATTTTAACACCTTGACCTCGTAAGAAGATGTAAGATAATGGAACCGAACAAACATTGGCCATTGCAATATTATTTGTAAGAACTTGTAACTTATTTAATAATTTCAATACTAATACACAATCTTGCATACAATATTCGGCAACAATTTTACGATCCGCAGAAGTTTTTTTATACATTGAAAAAATATCATCAGGACTAATATCATCTTTTACTAGAGATGCCTTGTATTTCTTACACTTATCATTCGTCACAATTAATTCCTTATACGTATCATAATGTTTATCAATACAAATATATTTTTCATCATAATTAATATCAGTTATTTTTAATTTATCAGTAATATGTTCCAAACCTTCAATCTCATCATTTTCAAGAACTTCAATATAATTTCCAATCATAAATTCCTTTGGATTTTTTACATATAATTTATTACCATCAAATTTTGTTATGTCCTGATTTATAAAATTTTCAGCAACTCGATCTAATTTATAAGAATCTAATTTATGATCTCTTTGAACCACCTTCAATAAATCGATCTGTACTCGACCCTTCATCTCAAAAAACTTAAGCACATTATCACCTAAAGCAGAACTGGAAAGATTTTTAGTTAAAAACTTGGATATACCATCTTCAATACCCATATGGCGACTCAGATTAGAAAATTCATCTTCAATATTATGTAATTTAGCTCTTTCATAGATATACTCATTATCGAATCCAAATATATTGTATCCAGTTAGGATATCTGGATCTTCTTCTAATATTAAATTACGAAATTCTAATAATAATTCTGGTTCCGTCTTAAAGCTTCGCACATCAGTCCCAACAATTGGATCACAAGTATCTAATGATAACATTACTCTTAGGTATGGTTCACTCTCACCATATTTTTGAAAAACACAACCAATTTGAATGATTGGATTTTCAATATTAGTTGCTTGAGGAAAACTCCCATCATGCGAATAACATTCAATATCCCAAGATAACATTCTAAATTTAGCAGCATTCTTATTATCAAATCTTTCTAAATTCGCATAATCACAAACAGCATATATATCAGTATTATCACGATCTTCTAGTTCATAATCTTTAACCTTGATCCAACCACAGGTATCAGTATTAATTATATGATTAAAACGAATGTATGGTTCAATATTTGATTCATAGATTTGAAATTTCTTCTTACCTTTATACGGATTACCACTTGGACATGGAATATCTTCGCCAAATACTTTTTCTAAAGCTCGAAAAGTAAAAGTATCATCGAAAAAGAAAGCAATGAATGGAAATAATTTACCAGCAGTAAAACCTCTGGCCTTATGTTTTCTTAAACATTTGTAGATAATTTGTTTTTTCCAACTTTCATTATCGTCATAATCATCGTCACGTAAAATAACAGCATTTGTTTTCTTATTACTAAGATGAGAATTCAATAATACAATAAAATTATTAATATCAGATAATTTCCATTCTTCAGGAATTTCAATGAAAAAGTATGGTTTAAAGTTTTCAACCCGCAAACATACAGATTTTTCATCAACAGTTCTACCAAAGATATTAATAAAGTATTTCATTTTAGAAATCACATATGGTTTATTAGTCTTGTAGTTTATTTTTTCACTATCGGTTGTCTTTTTTTCATTGTATTCTTGCCAATCAATAATTTGAAAAATAAGATCTGTATTCATATGTATAATTATATATATAAATGTATTTATATATATGATTTTTATAAATCAATTTTTATGAACCTATTAACTGTTTACCATCTTAACTGTTTACCGTCGGAAGGTCACCATCAAACGATCGCCATCAAACGGTCACCATCAAACGGTTAACTTTAACAATCTTTAAAATTAACTTTTATTATCTTTACTCAACCCTCTTATAAATCAGCATATAAGCATTCTGTGACAGAGGAATCCCATCACAATGTAACTCATTAACTGAATCATCATTAAAATTGTACCATTTTTCATTATTCTTAGCAAAACAAGTGAAATGTCCAAAGTTATATTCTCCCATGTGATTAATACCGCCAACAATTTGATACTTGGTACTGGGAACTGGGCGAATCATTAAATCAGCAATATCAATGAATTCAGTATATCCAATAACATTTTTAAGTTTTACAATAATTGTATTACCATTAATTGTAACATGTTTAAAACGTTTAAAATGGATGAACAAATATTGAGGATTCTTATACACCTTAATTTGTTTTAATCCATGTACTTTCTTCTCACAATGTTCACATTCCCATAAATTATCAATATCTAATTCTTCCGGTTTCTTGTAATTGTCAAGTAAGTCAGTAAGTTTATAATTATATTTGTTCCTAATTTCATTTAAACATAGTTTGGAAATCAATTCAGCATCAGACGTACGTTCCTTTAATTCATCCGTCTTCATCGAAACCAAGAATTTATACACATCTAATTCCTTGATTTTTTCATCATTAATTTCAGGCAATGCTAGCGACATAATATAGTGCTTATCAAATTTATACTTTAAATGATCACAATCTGGACACTTTAGAAGGTCACATGTAACTGATTCAAACATATCTGCTATTTCAGAATAAGATTTTGATAAAGTTGTATAATATTTCATAGCAAAATAATCAAGTGTTTTTTCTTTGTTTGAATCAATCATTGCCAATAAACTCTTATCTTTCTTTCCCTCGTTGTTATAAAATTGATCACATATCTTGAAAAATCCATCTAATTCTGGCTCAATAGTTACTTCAAGATCAATTGGTTGCGCAATTTCTTCATGTAGAATATCCAACAAGAACTGAACAGCTTCATGACTGTCTTGCTGTTCAAATCCCATAAATTGATTCTGTTTCTGAACAAACTTGCTCTTGAAACTCTTGGGTGATAAACTATCAGCAGATGATTCCCACATATGTTTAACAATACGAAAGGTTTGGTAAAATAGTGAATCATCCAATTCTCCCTTTAATGAACTCACAAAGTTTCCTTCAAATAAATACTTACGAAAACCATCCAAGTTACTCAATATTTGAAGCATAGCATTCATATAACAGGTATTACCCATATTGTTTAAACCAATTATACCTTTCTTTGGAATTTCAAGTACATCGTCATCATCCATTAATTTTATCGTCTTTGCTCCCTTAAAATCTTCCTTTAATTTTTCAATAAGTTTTAATTGCTCTTCGTCAAGTAATGGTTCATCTGATTCTGGATGTTCAACATGAAAATCTTTTTCATCTTCTTTGACTTCTTCTTTGACTTCCTCTTTAACCTCCTCTTTGACACTTTGATTAGACGTAGTTGACATTCTTCAATGTATATATAAATTTAATAACCTTGCTTTAAGCCCTATATATATCAATTTTTTATTAAGTCTTTTACTAATTTTAATTAATCATAATAGTAATAATCAATATCTTACCAATAACAACCATTTTTAAATCATGAAATTTTAACTCTGATAAATCATAATTATATGGTAATTTTAATACCAATAATTTACATAGTTTATCATTAATTATTTCATCACAAATCTCCTCTAATTTCTTATCACCAATCTTTATTTTAATACTTTTTTTAGTTTTATAATCTGGACCACCCCAAGGTGGATCAATATAAATTACATCTTGTTTTAATGTCTTAATAATTTTTAAATAATCATCATTATAATATGTTATATTTGTACAATTAAATAAATTCATATTATATTTCAGATATTCAAACCGAGTTTTGTCTAATTCAATAGCATTAATATTTTTATATACTTTTGAAAATGCTAATGTATCACCACCAATACACGCCATAGCATCTGTTACAGTTATATCAGTGGAACCAATATATTTAGTAATTAAATTGGTAATTATTTGAGTTTTATCAGGTAAAGTAATAGAGTACTTGCCAACATCATCTATCTTTATTTTATCATTATTGGATGGAAAAAAATTCATTATACTGTTAGTATAAAATATATTTTATTTCTTATATTATATATGAATGAAATTATAATTGATATTTTTAAGGAGTTAATTAAAGTAAATGAGTATTTAATGAAAACATCAAATGATGAATCTTTTAAGAAAACGAATGAATTCAGAATTAGGTCATTAAAAACTGGTTTGCGTGTAATAAAAAATTATCAAGCTCCGATTACAAATATAAAACAATTCGATAATACTCCTGGTATAGGTAAGGGGATGCGAGATCGAATAAATGAAATAATTCAAACAAAAAAATTAATAGAATTGGATGAATTATGTAAGAATCTTGATTGTAAAAATCTTAATAAGAAGACCATAAAAGAGGAACTATTATCAATAGTTGGAATTGGTGAAAGTTTTGCCAATACAGTTATATCAAAATATAAAATCACAAATATAACAGACTTTATTAATTTATATAAGTCTGATAAAATAAAAGTATCTCCAACCATTCAATTAGGAATTAAATATTTCAAAAAATTAAAATTTAATATTCCTAGAATGGAAATTACAAAGGTTAAAGATTATATATATAATGAATTATCTAAAGTAGATGATTCAATAATAATGGAAATATGTGGATCATATCGTAGACAAAAATTAACATCAAATGATATAGATGTTTTAATAACAATACCAACTATTCTTATGGAGGATATAAATGAAGAAAAGAATATAATGAAAAAAATAATTAATCATTTTCAAAATGATAATTTCTTAATTGATAATCTTACATCTGATGCTACTAATAAATACATGGGATTTTGTAAGTATAAGGATTTACCAATTAGAAGAATTGATATCCGATTTATTCCTTTTTTATCTTGGTATCCAGCATTATTATATTTTACAGGCTCAAAAGAATTTAATTTAATGCTGAGATCTAATGCTAAAAAAATGGGATATAAAGTTAGTGAGTATGGAATTTTTAAAAATAATAAGAATATATATGTGGAATCAGAAGAAGAAATTTTTAAAATATTAGGAATGAAGTATTTGGAGCCACAGGAAAGAAATTTTTAAAAAACTACCATTTAACTTTATAACATTTAACTGTTAACTATATCAGGTGATCTATTTATATTAGGTGATCTATTTAACTACATTATTTTAACTTTAATATAAAGACATATTTATAAAACATATTGTCGGGTTAGCTCAGTCAGAGCAAGAGACTTTTTATAAAAGAAATCTCTAGGTCACGGAATAAATTTCCGTATCCGGTATAATTAATATTCGTATACGGAATAAATATCCGTATCCGATATAATTTTTAAATTATCAGCTATTTATTATTATATAAATAGCTGGCATAGCTCAGTTGGTTAGAGCGCACCCTTAGTAAGGGTGAGGTCACCAGTTCAATTCTGGTTTTCAGCATTTTTAATATTTAAGCAATATAATCTTTATTAGATTGCTTTCGTAGCTCAGTGGTAGAGCGTTTCTCTTGTAAAGAAAAGGTCGTGGGCTCGTTTCCCATCGAGAGCACAATTATATTTATAAAAATTGATTTTTTATAATTATAAATACAAATTTTAAAGTTGGTATACAATCTTAAAGTTGGTATACAATCTTATACATTCTATAATGGATTTAATCTCAATGAGCAACCAAAAATATAATAGCCTTGAAGATGCTAATAAAGGTTTGGATAAACTAAAAAAAATATTGGATATATATAATAAATTATTTGATATTAAACATTCTATAATAAATGAAGATGGTAAATATATGATTGTTTTTAGTATTAAGAATAAGGAGGAGATAGTTATTAAAATATAAATGTTTAAGATTTTTAAAGTTTCCCTAGTTTAAGCTTGTTTAAGTTCCCTAGTTTAAGTTTGTAAAAGTTTCCCCAGTTTAAGCTTAGTTTAACCAATTTACCCACTACACATCAAACAAATTCCCTCTTCTTCATTACAAATCACAGTTTTTCCATTTTTAAGAGTTTTTTCTTGAAATTTCATTTTATTTGCATCAATGGTAAATTTAATAGCATTTGTTGCTGGTTTAGTACGAAGATAATACATTCCAGTTTTAAGTCCAGATTTCCAGCCATACAAAAGAGCGGAAGATAATTTGCGTGAATCAGGTTCTGGAAAGAATATATTCATGCTCTGACTTTGATCTACAAAAAATGATCTAGCAACTGCGTGATCAATAATTGCTTTTTGTTTTATTTCCCAAACATTCTTATAAATACCTTTTAATTCAGATGGAATTTCTAATTCTTGTACGGAACCATTATTAATGATGATACTTTCGCGAGTATCATTATTCCAAATTTTTAATTCAATTAGGTCTTTAATTAAATGTTTGTTTATCATAATAAATTCACCAGCTTGTGTTGATCTAGTATAGATATTAGACGTATATGGTTCAAAACATTCATTATTACCTAAGATTTGACTGGTACTAGCGGTAGGCATTAAGGCTGTCAGGAGAGAATTTCTCATCCCATTCTTCTTAACTTTCTCTTTTAAGCTACTCCAATCCATTACTGGTTCCATTTTCATAATTCTCTCAGATCGTTTATCATAGTCAAACTGAAATATTCCTTTCTCAAAGTCACTTCCTTTATAAGCATCATAGACACCTTCTTTCTCTGCTAATTCAGTAGATGCTTCCATACAACCATAATAGATTACTTCCATGATTTTACCATCTAAATCTATTGCTTCAGGTGATTCAAATGATAGTTTCATTAAACATAGTAAATCTGCTAATCCCTGAATTCCAATACCAATTGGACGATGATTTAAGTTGGTTGTTTTAGATTCAGATGTTGGGTAGGAATTAACATCAATTACTCGGTTTAAATTAATGGTTGCTAATTTGGCAACTTCTTTTAGCTTAGCATAATTATAGGTTCCATTTTCATAAAATTTATTAATTGCGATGGATGCTAAATTACACACGCTATGGGTGTCAATATTTGAAAATTCTGTAATTTCAGCACATTGACCAGTAATAATACCATTAAAAATTCCAGTATGATTTTTTGGTTCCCTAAAACAATATGTATCATCTATATCACCTAGATCAGAAACCTTTGATATTTTTACAAATTGTTTAGCATCTCTTTGTGGTTCATCAATATCATCAAATTTTAATCTATAACATTTTAGTCCTAATTCTTTTAATTTAAAGAGATCACATGATGTTAATAAAAGTCTATATCCAGTTTGACAATCAAAATACTTTTTTCCTCCTTTACCATCAGGTAATAATCTTTTTCCTGCTGGACTACCAATATTTAATTTTCCATTAACACCCATAGTATTTAACATTCGATTAATTTTAATTAAAAAGTCTTTATCAATTGAACTTAGTTGTAGTTGTTTATTAGAACCATTTACAGCAATCGTTCCGTCTCCATCAATGAATCCGGCAAACCACTTTAGTCTAATACTAATATTTTGATCTAATGGCACCGAATACTTCTCAGGTAAATCTAAAGGTAACATTACATCAATTCTACTTTCAATTTCATGAGATTCAATACCTTCTTTTATATCAATATGATTTAATAGTATTTTCTTTTCAGCATATAATGCTATTTTTGGTTTCTTGCTAATGATCGCAGAACATTTACCATCATTATTATTTTCAGTTAATGATTCATCTAATTTATGATAATTTTGATGTCTTGAACAATATAAGTTATCATCAGTTTTAAAACTACACTTATATGATTCTCCTTTGCTTTTTTCATATACCCGATGATATGTTCCGTCTGCTGTAAATAAACCAGCTGTATATGGATATTTATAATTATCTAATCCTTCTTTTATGATAGGATAATCACATTTCATCAGTTTCATATCAGTTTTAAGATCTTTTGCTTCAACAATAGTTGGTTTTTTAACATGATAATCATTTGATTGAATATAGAATTTATGATAAGGAGTACAAAATAACTCGTTACCATCACTTGTTTCAACCAGAATTAACTTTTGATTGGTTCCTGTTTGTTTAATTTCTACCTTACTAAATTCAAATCCATTCCACACATTAACTGATTGATCTTTTAGTTCTGATATTATTTTATAGCCTTTGTCCGTTAGGATCTCAGTTTCGGGAGCAACACATAAATTGCTGGACTTTATAATTCCAATATTTTTCTGGTTGCATCTTTCATTAACTCGATCTTTGTAGGCAATATACGGTACACCAGTTTCAATCTGTGAAACCAAAATTCTATCCCATAAGTCGTCTGCTTTAATTTTTTCTCTATACTTTCCTTCACTAACATATTTATTATATAATGCTTCAAAATCGGCTCCAAAAGTTTCATTTAGATTTGGACATTCATCTGGACTCATTAAATACCAATCACCTTTTTCTTCAACGGCTTTCATAAATAGATCAGGAACCCATAATGCTAAAAATAAATCACGACATCTTTCAGATTCAACACCAGTTTGTTTCTTTAACTCTAAAAAGTCTTTGACATCGGCATGCCATGGTTCTAAATAGATCGCAAATGAGCCAGCTCTCTTTCCACCTTGAGTAACATGCTTGGAAGTTTCATTAAGAACTCGTAATAATCTAACAATACCATTACTACGACCATTACTACCTTTTATGATTGAATTCTTAGCACGGATATTAGATATATGAACACCAATACCACCAGCACCTTTGCTAATCTTGGCACAATCAGCTACATTTTTGTACATACCTTCGATACTGTCATCGGTCCCTAGAAGGAAGCAACTGGCGTATTGACCATTAATAACTCCGGCATTAAAAAGAGTGGGAGTAGCATGAGTAAAATAGCCATTGGATATGAAATCGTAGGTTTGCTTGATTAAATCTTTGGCATCCTGAGCATAATGAATAGCAACGGCAACTCTTAAGAATAAATCTTGAGGGGATTCAACAACTTTATCATCAAATTTAATTAGGTATGATTTTTCGAGAGTTTTATAACCAAAGAATTCAAAAGTGTAATCTCTGGTGTAATCGATTAAGGTATTTAGGAATTCAGAATTGGCTTCGATGTAAGTAAGAAGTTCGGGTACTAAATAGTCACGCTTATATAATTTGTTGTACATAGTTTGAACATATTTCATTCTTCCTACAAAACAATCATTCTCACCCAATAGAAGTTTTATGTTTTTTTCAGCACTACTTACTAAAATTCGTCCGCCAAGTTGATTATATTGATAGTCAGTCGAAGCTAGAGTTGCGCAAATATTTCCACTGACGGTGTCTAATTCAGAAGTTGATATTCCATCATAAATACTATTTATTGTTTTTAGTGATACATTGTGGACTTTAATCCTATCTAATCCTTTTGATAATTGTTGTAGTCGAGAGGTAATTTTATCAAATGATATCTCCTCACGAACACCGTTTCTTTTTAATACGAACATACTTATTTTATTATCCATTATTTATATTATTCTAAATTATTTTAATTATCAATTTTTTAATTAAATTTCATGGTATGAAATTTAATTAAAAAATTAGGGCGAACGCTAGCAAAGCTAAGTAAGTGAGAAAGCAATTTTTAAAATTTATTTAAAATTT